CGACGAGATCGCCTACATTCGCTGCCATCTATCGAACTCCTTCGAGCTTCACTGCGCTTTGCGCAACTGCGCGAACGCTTCCCCGAAGCTCCGGGGCCGCGCCTTGACGATGGGAGCCGTCACGGCTGGGTTGTTCGTGCTGGCCTGCGCTTTCTTCACAGCGTCCTGCACGAACTGGGTTGCCTGCTGGGCCTTGAGTGTGGGGACGACCACGGTCGAGTACGCCAGCCCAAGCGCGGACCACGTGTCCATGCCTCGGGAGACGAGTTCGGCCTGTTTCGCCGCGATCTGCGGCTCGTGGTCTTTGAAGCCGGGCTGTTTCTGCCACTCAGACAGACGAGACACAACGGTCTGTCGCGTCTCGGCGCGCTGCCGTTCGACGGCGGCGGCCTGTGCCTGCTTCTGACGTTCCTGCTCGATAGGTCCAAGTCGCTGACTGAGGTTCTGATCAATCAGTTGCTTGACCTGATCGGCCGTGTAGACCGGACCCACCTCGGTATCAATCGGGGTGAGGTCTGCGCCCGCCCTCCGTCGCGCGCCGAGTGCTCGCGCGAGGTGAGAGACGAACGCCTGTCCCATCTCAGGATCGCTGACAGCTTCATCCACAAGCTGTGTAAGCGTCCCAATCGGGTCGGCGGTCAGGCGCTGCTGGAACTGAATCGCGCCCCCATACTGTTGCTGCACCCGCGACACGACTTCTTGGGCCGTCTTTTGGCGCGTGTTCTGGAGAATCGCCTCGTGACGGTCAAAGGGAATCGGTCCCTTCGCGGATGTGGCCTGTGCGTCGTCAGCCGTCGTCGGATCGGGATTCGCCACCGGCTCCACTGTCGCGGGAGCGGGCGCAGGCGGGGCGGTCGATACGTCGCCGGGGTTGGGAGTGTCCGCGGCTCCCACCATCTCGAACGCTTCAGCGAAGCTGCTCGGACGGCTCTCGGACGTGGGGCTGCTCGACGGCGAGGGCGATGATGCGCCGCCGCTGTCTGACATCCCCGAACTGGTGGATACGCTCTCTTCCATAATGATTCGCTCCTACATCCGCTGATACACCCACGTCCCCTCGTGCTCGCGGACGTGGTGATACGGTCGGTCGTCGCCGTCGATGTAAATCGTGTGGGCGGGCGGGTTCGTCGCCGTCGTCTCCCACACCAGTCGGTCCCCGCGCTCCACCAACACCGCCGTACTCGTGGCGGCTACGGGCGGGGGATCGGATAGGGTCTGCGGGTCACGGGGCCCCGGCACACCGCGCAAATCCACCGGCCGCTCGGGCGTTGTGAACAACTCACGCACACGCGACAGCCAGGACATGTCAGCTCACCGTCCCCCGGTGGTACGTCCGGTCGGTGCATTGACAACTCACCGTCCATTTGCTGTCCCCCATCGTGTTGTCGCCGCCCACCAGCGCCTGCTGGCCGAGCCCGGCCGCGAGGCACCGCGGGCACACGAGATGCAGCTGCATCTTGGCCAGCACTGGTTCGAGGTTCATCAAGACCTGTACGGCCTTCTCGCTCACGTCAATCGACTGCCGGCGCAGTCCATTGGGCAGAATCAGACTCATCGGGTTCGCTCCACGAGGGACTTGGCGGCATTCAGCGTGTACTCGTCCACCGCGTCCCAACGGCTGACGTGCTTGTCCAGCGGTCCCGCCCACCGCACACGCATTTCGAGCCCGCGGGCGTCCAGCGCCTTGCGATGCTCGGATCGGCTGTAGAACGTGGTCGGCTGGTCAAAGCCGTTTTCTACGGTGAAGCCGCCCGGCACGTCGTCCGGGATGATCTGCATGCTGGCGTGACCATGTGGGCAAAACGGGAAATCCCCGACCCGAAGCGTCTTGCCGCACTTCTCGCAGGTCATGACACCGGCCCGTTGTTGACGCCGCCGGTTTCATCCATTTGGCGCTTGGAAATCGGCATTTGCTGCTGGGCGGGGCCGCCGTGCTTGATCGACGGCTGTGGTTTGCCGCTCTCGGCCGGTCCCGCCATCGCCTGCGCTAACAGGGCCTGCTGTTGCAGCTGCTGCGCGCCCGCCTGTGCGGCCTGAATGTCCTGTGGCGTGATCTGCCATCCGCCCTGCTGGGCCATCTTGACCACCAGCGGGAACTGCGGATTGAGCGGGTTGAAGTCTTCGCCCTTGAACGACACGCCGACCTGGGGCGGCTGCGGCTGCGGAGGCTGCGGCTGGGCCATGCCCTCCGCCGGATCAATGCCCCACGCCGTCAGGAGCTTCTGAATCAGCTTCTGCGGGTTGATGAGCGGGTCTTGCCGCGTCATCTGATACATCTGGAGCAGCTGCCGGCGCTGGGCTTCTGCGTCCATGTACTTGCCGCTATCGACGTTGACTTCGTAGCGGTAGCCGCCCGCAAGCGCCTGTTTGAACTGCGCCCACACCTGACCCTTGCGCGGCCCAACGAGCGTCGAGGCGAAGCGCACGTCGCCGTATCGCAGCACGAGCGCATCCAGCGCGCGGACCACGGCCATGTACCACGCCGTGACGCGGGCCTGCTCCTGATTGAAGCGGGCTTCCGTGTTGCGGTTGACGATGTTAGCTTCCGTCGCAGTCGTCTTCTTGCCGCTGTTGCTGCCGGTCTGGTTCGCAGAGATGCCCAGCACGCGCTCGCGGTCAGACTGGATGTAATCCTGCCCGAGATACGATTCGCGGCCCTGCGAGGCCGTGGCGACCTGCGCCATGATGGCCTGCGGCCCCTGCGCCAGTGCGCCGGGCGTCACCGGGACCATCGTGTTGATTTCACCCTGCTCGATCTTCTGTTTCGTCTCGGGCGTAATCAGCGACGGGTCGTAGAGAATGACCGACCGCGCGCTTTCGCGCTGCTCAATCGACTGCGTGCGGTATTTGTTGATTTCCTTGGTCAGCGGGGCGGTAATCGTGCTATCCGAGGGCACCCACGCGCTATCCGGCAGATCGCGAATCCACAGCGGGAGGATCGTGTAATCCGGCAGGCTATCCGGCGTCAGTCGGCCATCCTCGCCAATCGTCTGATGCTGCGACGGCCCATGCTTGATGGGCTGATCCATGCCGTCCACCAGCACCAGGCACCACACCGCTTTCGGGTGCGTGCTCTTGCCGAACAGCATGGCGCGGTATTCGAGGTAGACGCCCGTGACTTCCGGGTCGCCGTCCCGCTCGCGCGAATCGTCCGCGCCGAAATACGGCTTCTCCCCGCCCGTGGGGATGTCCACGTCCTCGGGGATGCCGTACTCCGCGCGGAACTGCGAGAGCGGCATGGAGAAGTCTTCGCCCACCCACGGCGCACGGCGGATGTCCGTATCCCGGAACTCCACCGGCAGCAACAGCGACATGGGCGACCGTCGCGCGATCCAGAACTCCTCGTGAATCGGGACCGGAGCCGTCTCGGTGATCGGCTCGCCCGTCAGCGGGTCCGCGCCGGTCTCGATCGGCGTGTCCTGCGTCGTGGCGGTATACCCGACACGCACCGGCCCCACGCCTGCGGCCAAGAGCACATCTAGCAGGGCTTGCCCCACGATGTGCTTCACGCCGATCTGGCTGTCCCCGAGCAGGTTGTTGAGGAGTTCCTGATGGATCAGCGCGACCGACCCCAGCGTAGGAGGAGGGGGTGGCGGAGGCCCGGACGGCGACCCATCAGGATTCGGCGGGGGCGGCGGCTGCGGCGGCGCGAGCGGCTGTCCCGGTTCGTCGCAGAGCAACGAAATCTCGGGCGTGTCGTAGAAGAGCGCCGCTTTCTTGCGCTCCACATCGGCAAAATCGACGCCGATGTTGACCTTGCCCTCGGCGTCCTTGACGCTCTTCGGGCGGTAGCGGTCAATATTCTCCTGCCACCCGTACGCCTCGGCCTTGTCCTTCCGGAGCTTGCGCGCCCCTTCGATGGACTTCCGCCAGAGCGTCAGATCCTCGTCAGAGAAGGGTGCAGGGGTGGCCTGATACACGCTACATAACAGCGTGTCAAGTTAGGCCGCCTTATACAAGGGCCATTCTCTTTAGAGTGTATTACATCTACTTATTCTGACGCACCGGCTTCCAGTCGCGGAGCCATTCATCGATGGCGCGGAGATGCTGGTGGAGGGCTTGATACTCGCGCCGCACGCGATTGCGCTGGATCTGGTTGTCGATATACGGCTCTTCGGCCGTGATCGTCAGGGCTTCGGCCAGCCGGTTCTTGATCTCGGACGGAATCACCCCAGAATCCCCAGCGGACGGCGTTCCCGCAGCCGCATCCACGCCAACGAGCCCTCCGGCGGCGGCTCATAGGCCGCTTCACGGGTCGCCATCGGGTTCGGACGGCTCATCGCCCCGTACCGCAGGGCATCGGCCCAGTGGTCATCCTTGTTCGTGTCCACGTCGTCCGGGTTGTGCTTGTCCTGCACCTGGGCGGGCATGGTGCGGCGGCCATAGGCGCACGACGGGGCCACTGTGAGCCACGGACGGCCCTGTGGGCCCTCGCGGAGGTAGTGGTGGACGCGAATCCACCCGTTTTCGCGGTCGTTATCGGACGGGCGCATCGGCAGGCCCCGGCGCAACAGGGTCTCGAAGATGCTTTCCCCCCGTCCCGCGCCCGTGCGGCCCTTCATCGCCGGGTCACACGCGATGTATTGCAGCCGCTTGATCCCGAGACTGGCCGTCAGTTCCTTGATCCGGGTCGCCACCTCGTCGGCCGTGCTCTCCCGGAACTTCCATTCCGCCGCGATGTGGTAATACCCGTCCGGCAGCATGGCCCACCACAGCACGACGCCAGGGGCGTTGAACCCCCAGTCCATCGACGCGAACCACTGCGCGCCCGTGGTGTCCACGTCGCACACGTGCCACGGCTGGCCTTCGCGGGTTTCCCGCCATTCGCTAAAAAACGCGCCTTCCGTGATGTTCTCGTCGCCGTACCGGAGCTGCTGATACCGGGCGTCATTCAGCATCGCCAGCGACATTGCGTACCCCGGATCGATGTACGGGTTGTCGTCCAGCAGCGCCTTGACGTAGACGAAGAACCTCGGATCGTAGACCTTCCGTAGGCCGGGATACAGGTCGTAATCCGGCGTGTGGGTGACAAACAAGTCCTTGAGCAGCCCCCAGCAGCGCCCGCCGGGGTTCGTCACTACGTCGCACCACGGCCCGCCCGCCTCTTGCACCTGCCGGTTACTCGTTCTGGCGCGGGTCGAGATTTCCAGATACTGGTCCGGCTCGAACGTGGAGCCCTCATCGAACCCGATCTGGTCGTATTCGGCCGACAGCCACTTCTGCACCGCGTCGTCGTCCTCGCAGTGCCCACACTCAATCACCGAGCCGTTCGGAAACACCAACTGGCTCTCGGACTTCAGGAACTCCGCGCCAATCCGTGGGGCGTCCCGCTGAAATTCCCGCAGGTGGGTCTTTTTCAGCTCCGGCATGGTCCGGCGGAGAATGGCCCCGGTGTAGTTCGGGATCGTCTGCGCCTTGCGGTACATGTCCGCACGGAGACTCTTGGACTTCCCGCCGCCCGCCGCGCCACCAAACAGCCGATTCATGCGGGGCCGAGTGGGGTTCGCCTGCGTCAGCGGGTACCCCAACAGCTCCGCCGTCAGCCGCGTCTCGTGGTAGACGGTCTGTTTCGGCGTGGGCAGATAGAACATGGACCGCGTGGTCTTCTTGCCCACGGTCGTCAGCGTCTCAATGCCCCACGTGCCCTGCCGCTGGTAGCAGCCCTCGTTCAGGCACCACCACGGCCCGCCATCCTCGATCCGCTTCAGGGCCTTGCCGCACCAACAACAGGTCGCCGCCGACTCTTCAATCGGCATCTAGCACTTCTTTCCGCCGCCCTTCTTCCGACCCATTACTCCCTCACCTCCCTCTGCATGGTGTACGTGACCCAACTTACGCCGGACCGCTGAATCTGGCGGCCATCCCAGATCCCCACAAAGCGCAGATCGGGACGACGCGAGTCATACAGCACGTAATCAAAACGCTGATTGATCCCAATGCAGCTTCCGGGCTTCCACGACGGCGGGCGCGACCTTAGCAGCGCCGTGACTGGCGCGGCCACGGCCACGGTCTTTAAGAATGTTCGTCGGTCCATCGCTCCCCCTCTTCCACCATCTTACCCGCCACCCGCCGCACCCCCGCCGATTCCGCCATCCGCACCAGCATCAGGTCGTCCCGATACGGCTCCGTCCCCTTCCGGAAGCACCCCCACGCCCGACACACCCCAGGTCGCACCGCATAAACGGCACACCCGTTCTCGTAATACGGGCACCCCGTCCCGTGCAGGTTGAACACCTCCAGCCGGCCCCCGCTCACCACCCGCGTCCCCACCTCCCGATCGTCCACCGCCCGCACCGCCGCGAACTCCCCCGGCGTCATCACCACCGCCCCCGCCGCCCGGCAGCAGTCCCCCGATTGTCGGCAGCGCCAGTCCATACGGTCTAAACCACCCCGGATCGCCAGGGCGCAACGGCTCGATCCAGTCCTGCGGCCACCACATCCATCACTCCCCCAATCGCTCCCGCCCAGAACTGACCGCATCCCGGTACACCGCATCCCCCACCCGCCGCCACGCCTTGTCTACCGTGAACCACGCCGGATCACACGGCACCAACGCGTAGGCCGATTCCGCCGTGATCACTCCCTGCGATGGGCCATAGCCTAGGCGGTGGCCATCGGGTCCCTTGGTCGAATCCTGCGCCCTCCCCCGCCGTCTCATGCGAAGCTCCATCGAAGGTCTGATAATCAGCGTTACGTCAACTGCCACTACTCGTCAGCGCTGTCGCTAACTGACTGACTCGTAATGACTTGCACGTTGGGTAGCGTGACAGGTTGCCCAGGCGCACCGATTATGACAGCCACTTTCACCCCAGAGCCGCTGTCAGACTGCACCGGATCGAGCACCTTGGCATGAAGGAGCCAGTCTTTCGCGGGTGCGTGTTTGCCGTTGATTGCACCGTTGATCATCGCAGCGTGCCACAGATCGATGGCGTCTAACGCCTTTGTTTGCATCAACTTAGCGACTGCGCCAGACTCGATCTCTGCGGTGCGCTTCGCAATGGCCGTGAGCGATCCGAGGCTGATCTTGTAGGTGTCGGAGATTTCTCGGTAGGGAACGCGACGCGCAAGCGCGTCTAGAATTCCCAGTTCCCGCGTTCTGGTTTCGGTGTCATCCGACTGCTGTACTACCGAACGCTCGTTCTGTTCACCCTTTGCGTCGGAAGCGGGCTCGGGGGCTGTCGTTGCGGCAGGGATGCTGGAGGGCTCTGGGGACGCGCTGATAGTCGGTGCTGGCGAGTCGGGTGTCTGGGGGGAGGCTGATCCAGCCGTAGCGGGCGGTACGGACGGTGAGGACGGGGTGCCAGCAGACGGGGCAGGGCTGGAGGGTGGCGGTGTGCGGCCGGATCGTGATCGTCGGGGCAATGGCACAGCTTTCGGGTGTGGTACAGCGATGCTACGTGCTACGTGGCATCGTGCATGGCAACGCTAGCATGGAAATGCGAGGTTGTCACGCCTTTTCTTACATGGGACGGGAAGTGGGGTCTGTGGGGGTCTTCTGCCTGGGGCGGAGCGTGATGAGGATGTCGCAGTCCACGGCATCGGCCAGGCGGGCGTAGGACGCGGTACGGGCCGTGCCGCCGTCCATGAGGCGGCTGACCATGCTCGGGGTCATCCCGGCGGCCTTGGAGACGCGCAGCTGCGTCTGGTTGATCTCGCGGCGACGTTGATCGATGGCGTCGGCCAGCTTCAGACTGAGCGTGTCACAGTGCCTCATCGGCCCACCCCCAACAGCAGCAGGAACTTACGGACAATCTGAACGATAAAGTTCGGGTGTTCGCCGGGGTAGCTCTCGCCGGGGTTGAATGCGCCGAACATTAGCGTTTCACCAAGTGGAAATGGAGATCCCGCGCGCTGTTGAGGTTGTGGGCCAGCATGTACTGCTTGCGCTCGTCGGCATAGCCCAAGATGCGCTCGTCGAACGCGGTCGCCACCATGTACTCGAAATCGCAGGTATAGCCCGTGTGCGGGGCGTTGGCCATGCGCCAGTTCTTATCCCAATACAGCGCGGCCCATCCTGAGAACGGCGGCCATTGGTGCGTCGGGTCGCCATAGGCGCAGGCGTTCGACCAATCCGGGACAATGATGGTGGCTTTGCCCTTGACCTTGAGCACGCGGTACAGCTCGTTCATGGCGTGGACGCGCTGCTCGTTCGTGAGGTGCTCGAAGAAGTGCGACGAGAACACTTCCTCGATGCTGTCATCCGCCCACGGCCACGGGCCGGTCAGGTCCACCACCTGATCCACGCCCACGAACTCGATGCTATCGACGCCCCAGAAGCCGGGCTGCTTGCGTGGTCCACAGCCCAAGTCGAGCTTCGCCGGGGCTGGAGTATTGCTCTTGCGGGGAACGTCTTTCCACTTCTTCGCCACGCTCGCTCCTTTAGCTCACATCCACCATTGCGCCACACGCGAGACACACAAGCTCGTGTGTCCCGGAATGGTACGACTGCACCCTGAAGGCGTCACCACCGCACTGGCACAACACGGCCGGCGCACACCCACTGTCGGCGTACCATGCGCCATCAGGCGGAGGCACAAAATCATTCTTGCCAAACCATCCGCGCGTGGCGCGTGTGTACGTGATGCCGCCACGTTTGAGAGATTGCTTTCGCTCTTTCCAGAACAATCCAGTAGCTGCGTCCCACCCGGCGTAAGCGACTCGTATGGAGTCGCTGTCTGGCTCAACATGGTTCATGTAGCCGCCCACTCTACCAGATCACATCCCCGACAGAATCGTAATGCCCGACGAGCACGTCACAGTCAATCGCGCCCCGATAGCCGTGCTTGCGGGCATCGCCCCAGAAGTAGAGGTCTTGCGTGCCGACTCCTTCGCGGCCAGCCAGCGTCTTAAACCACGGCCGGCGCAGGCGTTCATCCTTGAACATCGACAGCCGCCACAGGTTGAAGCCCATCCCCGTGCCGCAGCACTCCACCAGCTGGCCGGGCACTGGCACCTGCGGCCGGAAGTTCAGGATCGGGTCTTTCGGGTCGCCCCAAATCTGGGGCACGCCGCCTTCCCCCTTGGTCCAGTAGAGCCCGCCGATGCATGCGAACTCGGGATGCTGCTCCATCCGCGCGATGAGCTTGATGATCCCGTCCGGGGGCGGGATGTTGTCGTGCTCAATGGTGAGTATGTATTCCCAGGTAGATAGCTCGGGCTGGGCGATGATGCCGGCGATAGCGTCGGAGAACGCCTCCCCGACTTCCTTCCCGATGGCCGCGACCCGATGCACCGCCTGATTGGGCGGATAGATCAGTGAGAGGTGGCTCAGGTACACCTTGGTCGGGATGCTGTGCCCGGCCGGGATGACCGTGATGATCCGCTGTTTCTTCCATGAGCCCCCCTGCTCGATGCGGCGGCTGCTCTTGGCCAGATCCGCGTTGTGTCGCCCGACGTCGCTCAACGTCCCTCCTAGACCGTCCCCGTGGCCGCAAACATGATGGGCAGCGTGCCCAGCTGGTTGATCTGGGTCGCACTGATGCCGTTCGGTAGGGCCCCCGTGGTCGTCGAATACGTGCCCGCGCCCATGAACATGAACCAGCCACTATGCGTGGCGCTCGTGCTCAGGCCGGGGCGGTTGTAGGTCTGATACGCCACCGCCAGATTAGAGATGTTCAGCACGTTGCCTACCGTGCCCGACCCCGAGGTGGACGCGGCCACCGCCACCCAATAATCGCCGGGGGACAAGAGCGTGGAGACAGGCCAGATCAGCTCTCGCGGCCCGTGCAGCGAGGCCGACAGGTTCAGGCCCGCGCTACTTGCGGTCACGCTGTTGTAGCTCGTGCTGTTGCCGATGGCAGTAATCATCGACTGCGCCCACGAGGCGTTGCTGCTGTAGCTCGCCGCGATGGTGTAGCTGGTGCTCCACAGCTGCGTCAGGATCGTGTTGTTCGTCGCATTCCGGCTGTAGACGCCAAGGCGGAACGTCTGCCCCTTCTGCCCACTGCTCACGGCACTGCTGCTGTTCGTGATCAGCACGGGCATGCGCACATGATCCAGCGTCAGGTAATCTTCGATTTGGACCGGATAGATGTACAGCGAGTTCTGACCGAGTGAGATAGACGACTGCGCAAACGGGAGAGGCCCACCAGCCCCAGCAAATGGCACGAGCGCCAGTCCGGAGATTGTGCGCCCCGCGCCGATGCTGATGGTGCTGCCGTTCGTGGAGATGCTGACCAGGCCCGTGGCGCTCAGGCTAGACGTGGCCGGGGCCGAGATGTTCACCACCGAGCCATTGGTTCCGCTCAGGGTCAGATTGATCCCTGAATAGCCAATCGTGGACCCGCTGGCCGTGGTGTTCCCGGCCGTGTTCGCGCCCAGCAGGTTGATATTGTTGTTCTCGGCCGCCGCACCAGGGGCCGCGACGGACGCGGTAATGATGCTGCCCGCGCTGGTGCCGAACGTGACGTTGTTCGCGTTGCTAAAGGCCAGCGTGGTGAACGAGAACGAGCCGTTTGACGCCGAGGCGACCGGTGTCACCCCGCCACCCGCCCCCGCCGACAGCGACAGCGTAAAGCCCGCCGAGTTGCTAGCCGTGGTGCCTGACAGGTTCGTCAGGTTCAGCGTGGGGTTGCCGTGCGAATGGTTTGAGAGCGCCGCCGTGGTCAGCCACGCGGGATGGTTCAGCGAGAGGTTGAGGCCCGCCGTGTTGTGGGTCATTGACCCACTAATCAGGTTGCCGCCGAATCCGCTGGTGGTGCCCGCGGCGCTGCCGGCATTCAGGCTCAGGCCCGAGCTATTGACCGTCCATGCCAGCGGCCCGGCCGTCAACGCGGTATTCAGGCCCACCGCGTCATTGGAGGCGCGAGCCGTGGTCAGCGCGTTGTGGCTGGCCGTGATCGCGGAACCCGCCGACGTGCCAAAGCTGATCCCGTTCAGGTTGCTAAAGCTCAACGTCTGGAACGCAAACCCGCCATTCGCCGCGGTCACGTTCTGGTTGCTCTGCGATGTCAGCCCGTTGTGGCTCGCGGTCATCGTCGAGGCATTCAGGCCGAACGACACGCCGTTCCCATCCGCGAACGTGAGCGCCGACAGCAGGTTGCTCGTGGTGCCCGCCGACACGCGGATATTGGACAGTGTGGCCGCGTTGGAGGCCATCGCCGTCGTCAGCCACGCGGGATGGTTGAGGGACACATTGAGCCCTGCGGTGTCATGGGTCATGGACCCACTAATCAGGTTGCCCGCAAACCCACTCGTGGTCCCCGCCGCACTGCCCGCGTTGAGGCTGATCCCCGCGCTGTTCACGGTCCACGCCAGCGGTCCCGCCGTCAGGGCGGTATTCAGCCCCACGGCGTCATTGGACGCCCGCGCGGTGGTCAGACCGTTGTGGCTGGCCGTCACCGTCTGGCCGTTCGCGCCGAAACTCACCCCGTTGGAGTTGGAGAACACCACCGTGCCCAGGCTGGCCGTCGCCGCGCCCGCCGAGATGAACCCGGTGTTCCCCGCCGCCCCCGCGCCGCCTGAGAAGCTGACCGTCAGCCCGTTCGCGTCGGTGGCCTGGTTGAGCGTGATGTTCTGCGACCCGACGAGAACCAGCCGCGTCCCGGAGACGCCCGTATCCCCGCCCGTGTTGCCCACATTGGACACGCCCGCCGAGAACGCCCCGCCGCTGGGATTCGCCGCTGACAACGAAAGCGTGAATCCAGCGGAATTACTCGCCGTCGTGCCCGACAGGTTGGTCAGGTTGAGTTGGGGATTCCCGTGGGAGTGGTTGGAGAGCGCCGCCGTGGTCAGCGCGTTGTGGCTCGCCGTCATCGTGGAGCCGTTCAGCCCGAACGACACCCCGTTCGCGTTGCTGAAGCGCAGCGTGCCAGACGGGACGTTGCCCGTCCCGTCCGTGATGTTCAGTTCGGCGTCGGTCAGCGTCTTGGCCGTGATGGTGGCCGAGAACTGATAGCCCACGGCGATGCTAATCGCGGCCGTGCCTTCCTGCGCGCGGGTAATCGTGAGCGTGTCGCCTGAGACGTTCGTGACGCGCACAATCTCCGCGTTGGAGGCCAGCGGCTTGACGCTCGCGGGCCACACGGTGGCGTTGAACGGCACCGAAGGCATGAGCGCCCCCTCGCCGGACCCAAGGTCCAACGACGTACCAGAGAGGGCAGGGGAGGGAGCCGAGGCTACCGTACCGTACGCGAAATTTTTGTGTGAGTCAGCCACCGAACACGCCTAACTTCGCTCTAGGCCCGCAACCACGCCAAACCTGTATCTCCGCCGCCGCCACCGCCGCTAAACGTGAACACCGCGATACGCCCCGCCCAGTAATTGGCGCTGGTCCACGACATCTCGCCCGCATCCGTCCCAGCGGACGACGCGATAAACCACTCCTGTGCCACCGGGCAACTGGCCGACCCGGTGCCGTATGCTCCCCCGAGCGCCCACGCCACATTGTTCCCCTCGGTGAAGGTAATGTCGGAGGTGTGCGCGGTTGAGAAGCCCGCAACCATGACCGTCGTCGCCGCCCCGCGCGTGGACGTCGCGCCCGTAGACCCGCTGGCGTTACTCGTGTCAGGCTCCGCACCCGCCGTCACGTCTGCCGCGAATGCGCTCCCGGAGAACCGATCAGCCACAATCGTTGGGTAGGTTCCTGTGCTCGACGCGGTGAACGTCACAGTGAAACCAGACCCGCCCGCGGACAACACCGAGTAATACACGCGAAGCGACTGACTCGATCCGCCACCTAGCGACAACTCGGTCCCGACTTGGGTCCACGTATTGCCCCCCACCGAGTCCGTCACGCTCACAAACGTGCCCAAATACCATCCCACGGTCGCAACAATGAGATCCCCAGCCGCGGCCACACCAAGACTGCCCGTCGTCGCGGTCGCAGAGCCCGATCCTCCGCCGGCCTGCGCGGATGCTTCATGCGCCGCCATTACGGCACCTCATGGCCGCGCGTCCCGAGATAGGTCGTGCGGTAGCTACCAGTCAGCAGTCCAGTGGCTTGGTCAATGATGCCGTCGCCAATCGTGCCCTTCACGTTGTCCGACTCACTCATCCTCGCCCATCGCACTGTAGAATCTCAAGGGCTGAATACGCAGTTCCGCCCCAATCTCCAGTATTGTTGCTCGCCACGGTGCCAAACACCGTCACCATCTAGCCGACCACCCGCCCCGCGCGCTGTTCCACGCACTGCCCGCGCACGATCCACCGCTGGTCGCCGTTCACGTAATCCGCCCCGCGCGTGATGCTCACGATGTCAGAACACTCCAGCCTTACGGGCGGGACATCCGGACATTCGCCGGGGCCGCAGGCAGACCCCGCCGCGAAAAAGGGTTGCTCGGAGCACTCTCCGGGCTCGTCCCAATCGGGTCAATCGCCACCATGCGCGCCCGGTAGACGTTGGTCAGCGAGATCGGCAGCGCGAACAGTGGTCCCGTGCCAGAGTCCGTCCAAGTGCAGTCATGGCCGGTCGGGTTCAGTTCGTCGTCCCACCGCAGCACGGAGGGATTGACCACAGCCCCCGGCGCGGGCACCTTCGGCTGGCCGCAGCGCACGTCCGCGACGGCGATGTCATACGTGGTGATGGGCGCGGCCCCGCCGTCGAGGTAGATCCGCACTTGGTAGACCGTGGTCAGGCTCTGGGCCTCGGACCACACCGGCAGCGACAGCACGGCGCAAAGCGCCCACAGGATCGTGTGTTTCGTCATGTCTCAGAATGCCCCACATACAGCCGAAATGCTTCGGCGTCTGCTGAAAAAACATCACCTCGTTGAACGGGTCCAAGCACCGCATCGGGGCGTTCGGATGGTTCTTCCGCCAATGCTCGCAATTCTCACAGCGAATGTTCACGAGTCCGCCGCCGCGTCTTTCCGAAGACGGAAGTGTCGTCGGCCCCAGTACGCGACGACGGACCCGAGAACTCATGCCCACAGGCGTTGCAGGCCCAGCGGTCCCGCGTGACGTGTTGCACATAGCGTGCATCCGCATCACAGGCCGGGCAGACCACAAACGCCATCGCGGGATCAAACATCTACTTCTTCGCCCGCTCGTCCAGCTTCTTACTGATGTAGTCTTTGGCCGCTTCGCCCACATACGGGGCGGCTTTCTTCGCCCACGGGAGCAGCCACGCCAGAATCGCGCCCCAACTCATGCCTGCACCTCGTAGAGCAATGCCGATTTCGCCATCTCGCCAGGGGCCAACCCATCAGCGTCGTACCCGTTCCACGGGTCCAGCCCGAGCGCCGCCAGACTCCGCGCGCTGCCCTTCCGCGCCTCCGGGTGGATCGTCATCCCGCCAATCGCCCGCCGCAGATACCGCGCCGCGAACTCGCTACAGAATTGCTTCTTGTTCTCTTTGCCCTGCCACTTCGCGCTCGTGAACGCCAGCAGGCCCCACCAGTCGTACGGCTCGCCCTCGCATTCCGCGAAGTAGCCACGCCCCGCGTTCACCGAGAACGGTACCCGCAGCCGGTAGATCGCGAGACAGTCATCCAGCCGCGAGGGATACCGGCCCACGCCGATCCCGTTCCGGCTCGCCAGCGACTCGCCCCGCCCGTCGTAGATTTCGACGTGGCTATACCGGCTCCACGTCTTGACCTGAATGATGCGATTGAACAGGCCGCTCCCCCCGTAGAGCAGCACGTCCCCAGGTTGCAGGTATTCGGGGTTGATGGGCATTACTGCGCCTTGGGTCGGATGGTGCCCCGCACCGAGCCAAACGGCACCTTGCCGTCAATCTCGTACTGCTGCTGCCGGAACGACTCGATCAGCGCCCGAATCTCCGGGAGCGTGATGTGCTGCACGTCGCTCGCGTTGACCTTGGCCTGCTCTGCTTCGCTCTTGGCGTCCAGCGCGGCGTCCCTCGCGGCCACAGCCACACCAGCTACGGCGTCGATCTTCACGGCCAGCGTACCGATCAGGTCGAGAATGGGCTGGAGATTGACCGTAGGAGTCGGCGGCGGCGTGCCCCCACCAGTGCCACCCCCACCCGATCCCGACGTGCCAGCGGGGCGCGGCGGGGCGTAGACGTTCTGTTCCGGCGGGAGACGCGAGGCGTCCTTGTGGCAGCGGAAGCTGTAGCCATTCGCGCCGGCTCCGGGAATGCAATCCCAGAACTCGCGGGACTGGCACTGCACGATCACGTCATCCGACTGCGGCCGGCCATTGCCGCCGTCCTTGATGCACCACGAGGCATCGGGCGTCGGGTTGTAGACCGGATGGCCCCAATGGACGATGCCCACCACGCGCGCCCAGAAGGCGTTGCGGTATTCGCGGGTCGAGCCCGCCCCGAGGTTGACGCCCTCGGCATCGTGGACGGCCTGCGCGATGCGCGGCACGTCGTCAATCGAGACTTGCGCCCACGACAGCGCCGGGAGCACCACAAACGCGAGCGAAATCAGATATTTCATCATGCTGAATACCCGTTGATACGCATCAACTGCTGATACACCGCAGGATCGTCTGAGTTGAAATTGTGGCCAAACGCGTCCCGACGCTCCCGCGCCGTCCGAGCCGAGTGGTCGCCATCGCCACCCCAGAGAAAGGTCGATGCCCACGGGGTCGCGTTTGGGCTCACGTAGAAGTAAAGCGGCCACCACTTGCCATAACAAGTGAACGGCAGACGAAAACACACGTAGCCCCAGCGGCGCGTGTGAATATTGACGCCCCAGTGCATCGCATTCCGGCCATAAATGGTGACTGAGCCGAAGTGGATATGCCCGCCCATCCAGTGGTCAAGAACGCGATCAAGCCACGCAGCCATCAGCGCACCCCCAAGGCCGTCTCCAGCCAGCGCCGCACCTGCGGCATATCCGCGAGTCCCGTCAAATCCGCGAAGGGGCGAGACGCCCACAGAAAGCCCCACATCGCAATCCAGCGCGGACGCTGCAACACCCGGACCGCCCCGTCCACCATGTCCTTCGTCGGCGCGTGCTTTGCGGTTTCCCAGCCCGGCCCCTGGAATGGGCCCGTCATGCGGAACCAGCGCGGGATGATGACGAGCGGGAGCGTCGTGGCGGCTTCGGCCTCAGCCAAGACTGGCTCAAGGGAGGCAAAGGTGGCACCATCTGGCACGTAGGCTTCCACCGCCACGACATCGGTGCAGTCCGGGACGGCCCGAACGGCGGTGACTGCGCCCGTGATCCAGACAATCGGCACGGTCCCCACGGAGTAGGCTTTGAGCGCGCAGTGCTGGCGGGACATCCACGCGCGCACCTGCTCCGGCCCATCCGGGCGGGTCGCGGGGAAGCCCAGCGCGGCAAACTCGTTGGCGTAGAAGCGTTCGTGCCACTCTTCGCCGTAGGTCACGGCGATCACGTACGGCCAGAGCCCGGCGGCTTTCGCGTTGGAGATGCCCCACGCGGCCCCGTGTTCGGCGGGCTGGAGCGGGAGGGCGCTATAGCCCAATTGCAGCACCCAACGGAACCCCGTGGCGCGGCTGCGGGCGGCGGCGGCTTCCATCTGCGCGGGGCTGGCATCGCCCGAGATGGCCCCGAAGGACACCCAATCGGGAGCGCCCTCAGACGAGAACGCGCCGATGGGTTTGGGCTGCGCGAACGCAGGCACCACCGAGAGCAGGAGACACGCGAGCAGCCACCGCACAGCGGCAAAACGATACCATCATTTTGCCGCCTGTGGCAACAGGAATTTGCGTTACTTGTCTCGTGGTTCAACGCTCCAGAGGCCCCGACCAGCGCCCTGCTGACGCGCCCAACCTGTCCATGAATCTTCTGGCGCGTCCTCTTCTGCTCCACACAGCTCCGCAGAACCACTTGGCATGGGCAGGTCGAGCAGATCCGCTAGCCGCCGCACAGTGTCAGCGGCGTCACCGAGATGATCGGACAGCCCGAATGAGAAAATGAAATGCGGCCACAATTTCCGCGCCTTTTCTTCAAATGTCATCGTCCCTCCTGCACCTTGGCGATCCACTGCTCCCGCAGGACCGCACGATCCGCCTCCGTCATCGGCCGCGCCGACCGCACCACCATCCCCGGATCGTCCGGGACGACGCAGCCGCGTGGCGTTTGCGTCAAATCGATGTGCCCGAGATTCATTCCCCCTCCTCTGGCGTTCCCACGATGTCCACCCAATCCGCCCACCGCAGGCAGACGATCGAGTCCGCCCGCCGCTTCCCTGGCTGGTTCAGCACCAGCACGCCCACGCGATCCTTCCCCGCCGTCCCGCAGATCCCCGCCAGCCACGAGAACAGCCATGACGGGATGACCTTGCGGTACTTGGCCTGATAGCAGTAGGGGCCGCCGGTAAAGTCTGCGCCGTCGCGGTCGATGCCCGTCACGGGTATCCGCCGTTCTCCGATGTCGCGGGCGAGTTCGCGCTCATACCTCTTCCATGCCTTATCGGCCATGTCGTTCCTTTAGGCAGCGTGCTTCGCGCCAGCAGAAATACGGTTCGTTGACTGGAAGGCCGCAGTAACACGGCTGCGGGTCCATCCGGTGGTCATCGTAGGAACGACCACGGGGACGGGTCGGGTCGTACCCCGATGGTTCTGGCCGCTCTTGCGCGCACTGCGGCACCCCGCGCATTGCTTCGCCCTCCGCATCAGATAGGGTCGGCCGCACGCGCACGTCATGCCACCCGGCCCGGACGGCGGCCCTTCCCCTCGACCGCGCGCCGCTGTTCAATCTCCGCGCAGGTCGCACACTGTTTCGTGTTGAGGGGGCGAGGATTGCCGCACTCGCATTCTCCCGTCGTCTTCGTTGCCATCACTTGCCCTCGCGCGCCCTGAGCATGGCGTCGGCGTACGCATACGCTTCGGCCGAGACGCGCTCCACCCACTTACCGCCAGCGATTATTCCCACCAGCGCCTGCCCAGCGAACCAGTCCCGCAGCGTCATGCCGCCCACGGAATACGTGTTCGCGTAGCCTCCGCTGTCGCCGTCCCACCGGCTGCTGTAACTCGTCTCCACTTCTGGAAACGCCGAACCGCCGTCATTGATCGCCATCTCGCTCCCCCAGAATGCGCGCCGAGACATCACGACGCCCGTGCTTCTGTTTGAATCGCGCCAAGAACTCTGAAAACGCCGTCAACGATTGTGTCTCGCGCACGGCCGGTTGGCCATCGAAGCCCATCTCCCCGCCGCAGGGCTCGCACCAGACCGCGTATTGGCCCCGATACGCCCACGCGCCCACCGCCAGCGGCTTCCGGCAGCGGTTACAGACCTTCGGGGCGGTTAGATGCGCCCACATGGGAGGTGGTAGCGCACGGCCCACGGGTTGGCGTTCAGCCAGGCCGCGATCTGCGCGTCTGGGACGACGACGCTGTCCCAGGAGGTGGTCAGGGTGACGGTATCGCCGGGGTGGATCATGGGGTCGCCTTCGGCGGAGAGGACGCTCGGCGCCAGCCCGTCACGACCACTTCGGTAATTGGCTCGACAGGCACGATCTCGAATTTTCCGTTCGGCACGCACCACCATGGATGGCCATTCCACCGACGCGCGAACGCTTCGGCGTCATCCGGCGAGTCGAACAGCTTCAAACCCCTCGGGAGTTCATCTCCACGTCTATAGGTATGCGACGTGGCCTCCACCCAGCCATCAGGCTCTTCGACCACCACATGCCGCGAGCCGAAGTCTCTCCGACTGGAATCCACGATCAGCGCGTAGCGCATCAGTCCTCCTTCGCCTGCGGGGACGCGGCAAGATACTCGACGCCATCGGTCGGGTGATATGGCCCGGTCACTCGACGTTCGCCGTCGAAGCGCACCTCGACGTAGTGTCCGGTGGTGGAGCGCACGAGCACGCCTTCACGGCCGTCGATGCGGACGCGAGCGCCGATATAGGCTGGCACGTCATAGTAGCGGCGCACGTAGTCGTAGCAATCGGGCATTGGTGGTCTTCGGTTCATTGGTCAGTCCTCCTTCGCCTGCGGGGACGCGGGCAGCAGCTCCTCGATCTCGTCTGCGCACTCGTCCATCTGGTTCGCCCGCGCATGCCGTTCGCTGTTGAAGTGGTAGCTGTTGTCGTCGTCGATGCCGGAAGCTCTATCCCGCCACTGTCGAACCTGCTCCCTGAGACTCGCCACCAGCCCAGGCGGGTCCGACGCGGGCGGGGCCTGCGCGCCCTTGAACGACGCATTCAGTGCCTCGGCAAGACGTGGGCGCACCTTCGACCACTCAGCGTCAGGGTCGGACACCGCCACCATCACAGCCACGCGCAGAGCCTTGAACGCGCTCTCGTCCTCCGCGGCACGGTAGGCCGCACGGCCGATGGCAGACTTGAGGCGGTCGATCTCGGCGAACAGTGGCTTCACCGCTTCATCAACCTGCGCCTGTGTGAAGCGCGCCTCGCCATCAGCGGGTGCGGACGCGAGCGCGGCGGCACGCCTGACCCGGTCGATCTCGGCAGCGATGAGCGCCCCGGCCCGGACAAGGTTCTTCACCCGATCATCACTCGGCTTCCACGCTGACGCCTCGAAGGGCCAGCGCACCGGTTGCAGGGCATCTCGGCTCCACGCCGTGGCGTATCCAGCCGCCGCGACGGCCAGTTCGCCTTGAACGTGGGTGTCATCGTGCTCCGTGGTCCACCCCTCGGATGTCGTCTGACGCTCTCGCTCTGCCGCGATCAGCGCCGCGCCGTCGGACGCTGGCGGGGACGCGAGCGCGGCGTCCAGCCGATGCGCTGCGGCCTCCACCGCCTTTCCGGCTTGCTCTCGCTGCTCCCCAGGCGTTGACCGCACGGCCATGTACGAGCGCTGTGCGGCGCGGAGGGCGATAGCCGCGTTCCGGAGTTCGTCTCGCTCCCGTGTCACGGTCGCCATCTCAGGCCCCCTTGCGGCGCTCGGCCGCCAACTGATCCTCTGCATCGTTTGATGCGCGCGTTTCAATGGCATCGTCGAGCGCCAGCACTTCTACTTCCTCGGCCGTTAGCCGGACGCCCTTTCCGTGGGCATAAGCCGTCATGATTCGCTGGTGCGGCGTCAGTGGTCGCTGCGCCATGCTACGCCCCCTCCCGCAGCGGCGACAGGTCCAGCCACTGCGCCCCGGGTGCGCCCATGTCTACCAAAATCTGCACCACCCGCTCCGCGAAGTCCGAGAGCACGCGATTCCGTGCGCGAGCGGCGTAGGCGGCGGCGTCGGCGGCGTAGGCGGCGGCGTCGGCGGCGTAGGCGGCGGCGTCGGCGGCGTAGGCGGCGGCGTCGGCGGCGACGGCGTCGGCGTCGGCGGCGACGGCGTCGGCGTCGGCGGCGTCGGCGGCGTAGGCGGCGGCGGCGTCGGCGGCGACGGCGTCGGCGACGGCGGCGGCGTCGGCGGCGTCGGCGGCGTAGGCGGCGGCGTCGGCGTAGGCGGCGGCGGCGGCGGCGGCGTCGGCGGCGGCGGCGGCGGCGTCGGCGGCGGCGGCGGCTCGCGCCTCGCGGGCGCTCGCCACGTCTCCGCGCTGCTCGCACTGCACCGCCGCCGCTTCCAGCGCCACCGCATGCGATGGCACACGACTCGCTACCGCGCGCAGAGCCAGCGGCACGAACACACGGATCGTCATCTCAACCACGCGCCGCGCAAACTCCCGACCATCGACCCCGCCCGCGCTGCCCAACTGCACCAGCGCCAGCCGGGCCAACCCCTGCGCCCGCGCCTGCGGCGAGGACCAGTTCTTATCGTTCAGCGCGATCTGGAGCGCCCGAATCGCCGGACTCACGCACGTCGGCTTGTCGCTATGGGGCAGGCCCATCGCGTAACACACGGCGGCTTCCACGCACATCTGCCCAGGCTCCGGCGTGCCCAAACCATTCGACAGCCCCGCCGCCACCACGTCCCGCACCTTGATCGCGATCTCTCGTGTGATGTCCATGCTACGCCCCCTCCCGCATCTGCCGTGCCCGTGCGGCTTGCTCACGGTGCGACGGCCACGCGATGTCGCGTCGACCGCTGCCCCAGCACCGATCGCAGACGTCCTGTGTCATCGTCATGCCACCCACGCCGTGACGCCACGTTGACGTGGTGCCGTACGTGTAGACGCCGAATCCGTCGCACCGCAGGCAGTGCTGCCCCTCAGGCACGCCACGGCTTTCCAGCATCCACTGCCACACCTGATCCGAGGTCCACTGCGGCATCTATCGCCCCTCCATCGCGCGTGCCCGCGCGTCCTGCTCCGCGAACAGTGACGGCTGTTGTGTTACGCATGCCGGCGAGAACCAGATGCGCTCACGGCGACCGTTGCCGCTGCGTTCATCGGCCTGCCCGCCGAATCCTTCACCAGCGTTCCATTCATAGACCGACCACGACGCCGGCATGTCGTGCTCGCCGTCGTAGCCGCACAGGGCGATCCGCATGTCGTCGCGTTCACCGTTGGCGATGGCCCACGCGCGCACGTCATGGGCGATGCGCTCACAGTCCACCCGATACAGGTCGCTCGTCCGGCTAGCGGTGTCGGCGTAGGGCGGATCGAGGAACACGCCCGTCAACCCGTGCTTGTGCGTCACCGATGGGCCACAGACGCGCGACCAGTCACCAGACGCGATCCGCACGCCACGGAGCCGCATCGATAGAGCCACGAACCAGGCGGCCAAGGATTCGCCTCGGCCGTTGTCGCCAAGATGCACACGCTTCCGGTTGACGCCTTGGCCGTTGGTCCCGAGATGCACGAGCTTCCGGTTGACGCCTTGGCCGTTGTCGCCAAGATGCACAAGCTGCCGGTTGACCACCCGCCACGGGCCTCGCCCCGAGCAGAAGCCGGAGCCGATCCAGCACGAGACGCCCCACACCCACCAGCCGGCGATCTTCGCGTCGTAGAACGACGGGTCGCCTTCCAGCCTCGCACGCAATGTCTCCAGTTCACCCACCAGCCACGCATGCCGTGCGTGCAGGTCGTTCTCGTTCACGGGGTGGTCGGCGTGGTGCGCGGTCGACTCAGGGTCGGCCTGCACCGCGCGCCAGAAGTTCGACACCAGCCCGTCGGCGTCGTTGATCGTTTCATTGCCAGAGAACGGTGCAGGGCGCCCCAACAGCACCGCGCCAGAGCCGAAGAACGGCTCGACGTAGTTCTCCACCGCGCCGAATCGGCCCCATACTTCGGCCGCGACCTTGCGCTTCCCACCGAACCACGGAAACGGCGCGTTCATCGCCCCTCCATCGCTTTCGCCCGCGCGTCCTGCTCCGCGATCACCCGCTCCCGCATCGCCCGATACGCCGCGTCGTCCGTCGCCGCCTTCGCTGCTTTCGCCACGACGGGGTTTTCATCCGTCCAGCGTTCCTGATTGAGATACGTGGAGAAGTGCGGCGTATACGGGCCGCCATCCCACGCGAACACGTCGATCTGCCACGCCAGCGCCGCCAAGACCTTCTCCAGCAATTGCGGCTCCAGCCGTCGCGCCTTCTCCCACGCTTTCCGCGCCGCGCCTTTCGCCACGCGACGGGGATAGCTCGCCCACGCCTGCTCGAAGTCCGTCATGGCCTACGGCTACAGGCCCATCCGATCCACGCCCACAATCGACGGATACGCCTCGTCGTCGCGCCACCACAGCGCTTCAGCGGGCGGGGCCGCGAGTGCGGCGAGTACTTGCCGCACGTTCTCTGCGATGCCCTTCGACGTGTCGAACCCATCTTGCAATTCGCAGTAGCCGCTCGCCATGCCCTCCAATGCGCTCAGCGACGACAGTGCCTTCTTCATCTGCTCCGGTGTCACAGTCGCCATCAGCGCCCACCTTTCGCCGGACGAGGCCCGAACAGCACGTACGCCACGAACTCCACCACGTTGCCCCACTGCTCGGGCGGCATGTTCCGAATCGCCGTCCACGCCTGATGTGCCGTGGGGTGGTCACTCGCCTTGCGGAACGCCGTGTGGATGCCCTCGGCCAGATTCGACAGCGCCGCGTCATACTGGGCCGTCGTCAGCGTGGGCAGCTTCGAGGCGTCGGCCTTCATGCGCCCTTCCAAGTTCTTCTTGGTCGCCATCTCAGGCCCCCTTGCAGCGCTCGAGAACCAGCCGCTTCTGCGCGTCCAACACCGGGTCGCTTTCGGCAAGCCACCTCACCAGCACGCCAATCGTGTCGAGCGCGAACCGACTTGGCGCGAAGTCGCAGAACGCCGCGTCTGGCCGCAGGCTACCGATGAGCGCCGAGCAACGCCGATGGTGGCGGCAGTCCCCACACGTCCACGGCGCGTCGATTCGCATGACCGGATCAACGTGCGCCAGCTCGTATCGCTTCAGGTTGATACGAAACGGACCAATGAGACTGCCTGTCCGAGTGGTCAACCGGCGCCGGTTCGATTCGATGCGCACGTAGCCAGTCAACAGGCTGACCGTGGCCCACGCCATCAACTCGCGCTTACGCTTCGCCATGCTACACCCCCTCCCGCAGCGGCGACAGGTCCAGCCACTGCGCCCCGGGTGCGCCCATGTCTACCAAAATATGCACCACCCGCTCCGCGAAGTCCGAGAGCACGCGATCCCGTGCGCGAGCGGCGTCGGCGGCGGCGTCGGCGGCGTAGGCGGCGTAGGCGGCGGCGTAGGCGGCGTCGGCGGCGGCGGCGTCGGCGTCGGCGGCGTAGGCGGCGAAGGCGGCGGCGTCGGCGGCGTCGGCGGCGGCGTCGGCGGCGTAGGCGGCGTCGGCGCCGGCGGCGGCGGCGGCGGCGTCGGCGGCGTAGGCGGCGGCGTCGGCGGCGTCGGCGGCGGCGGCGTCGGCGGCGAAGGCGGCGGCGTCGGCGGCGTCTCGCGCCTCGCGGGCGCTCGCCACGTCTCCGCGCTGCTCGCACTGCACCGCCGCCGCTTCCAGCGCCACCGCATGCGATGGCACACGACTCGCTACCGCGCGCAGAGCCAGCGGCACGAACACACGGATCGTCATCTCAACCACGCGCCGCGCAAACTCCCGACCATCGACCCCGCCCGCGCTGCCCAACTGCACCAGCGCCAGCCGGGCCAACCCCTGCGCCCGCGCCTGCGGCGAGGACCAGTTCTTATCGTTCAGCGCGATCTGGAGCGCCCGAATCGCCGGACTCACGCACGTCGGCTTGTCGCTATGGGGCAGGCCCATCGCGTAACACACGGCGGCTTCCACGCACATCTGCCCAGGCTCCGGCGTGCCCAAACCATTCGACAGCCCCGCCGCCACCACGTCCCGCACCTTGATCGCGATCTCTCGTGTGATGTCCATGCTACGCCCCCTCCCGCATCTGTCGCGCGTAGTTCGCCACGCGCTGTTTCTGCACCTTGCGATTGGTGGGACGCCCGTTCACCTCGGCAATCAGCGCCTGCTCCGCCAGAATCGTCCGCGCCATCTCAGGATTCACGTACTCGATTGTGCTGGTCATGTGCCTCGCTCCCTTCGTTGACTATTTCTTTCATGGGGGGCCTTTTTCTCTTTCCCTGATTAGCTAGGAAAAGCGAATGGTGGTGCCCGATGGTGCCAGTTGATCGTTCAAGCTCACGTCTGGTGCGTGAGACCGTTATCAGGTCGCGGGGGACAGAAACTTGGCCCCAAAAAATGGTCCCGTGTCCGCTCTTGGATGTGCATCACGGTCCGTTACCGTGCGTTACCCCGCCTTCCGGCTGCGGGTTCGCCAAGTGAGAGACCGAATCGTGCTGGTTATTGCCCGCGTCTCTCAGGCGCGGCTCTCGGTGAGACGGCGGACAGGCGTGTGAGAGTCACAGATTCCTGTGGTGCGTGTCAACAACTTTCTGCGTCCACTGTTCGGCCATCGCCGCCGCGATCCCCGGATACGTTCTCGACCGCTCCCGCCACCGATTCGGCCCAGGCGGCATCTTGTGAATACGCGCCTCTCGGCCGTCCACGACGTTCGTGGGCACCAAAGCCGGCAAGCCCTTCAGCCAGAGGCATGTGGCTTTCGTCTCCCCGTGGCCGAACTGCCACGGCTGGATGATTTGGGTCGGCTTGCCCAGCCTGGAGCGCGTAGACAGCACGCCAATGGGGTTCTCGATGGCAATCATGGGGATTGGCGCGTCCCACAACGCCTCGACGAACCGGATCGCCTCGGCCTGTTCGGTTTCACGGCCCTTGAACCACCGAGCGCCAGCTACGGTCAGCCGCGTGCAGGGTGGGTGGGCGATCATCAGATCCCAGCCACCTTCGTAGGCAATCCGCTCCGCGTCGTCCTGCCGGTGCCACGGGCTCCCGTCCTCGGCGGGCTCGTACAGGTCGCAGGACCACGCCTCGTGGCCGGCATGCCTGAACGCCTGGCGCACCACTCCGGAAAACTCGCACGCCACCAGAACCCTCACCGCGCCTCCACGAACGTGACCACGCCGTCGCCCATGTCCGGCCCGTAGACCATGCGGAAATGCCCGCTGTGGACGCTCCGTGGCCCTACGCTTCGATTTCTCGCAGCCATCGCATGAACTCCACTCGGTCACCCCGCAGATAGGCCCGCTCGACCGTCAGCGTCTTGCGGGAGTGGCACCCCTTGCACAGAGACACCAGATTCGATGGGTCATTGGCCTCGGCCTTGTTCTCGAACGTGCGCCACGGCCTGGTGTGGTCAACAGACAGCTTGGCCCCGTTCTCGGCCTCAGTCTTGCCGCATCGACGGCACTTTCTACCGTCTCGGTCCCTGATCTCGTCCGCGATGCGCCGCCACTCGCCGCCCCTGTTAGGGTCGTTATTGCCCCGGTAGAGCGCGCTTCCCTCGCCACGGTTGCCAAGCGCAAGACAGCGGCGGCTACAGAACTGGCGGTCTGTTCTCTTCACGGCCCCGGCCGTTCGCTTGAAGGCAGCCCCGCAGTGGGCGCACGACACGGATACCATAGCGGGCCTGACGCCGACCTTGGCGATGTAGCATTTTCTCGAGCAGAACTTGCGCGGCTCTCGCGGCCCCGGCCTGAACATCTGGCCGCAGGTCGCGCACGGACGCTCCTTGAACATGTTGCGTCTGGCTTGTTCGCACTTGCCAGGACACGCGGGCCTCGTGTTCCACCGCCCGGCGCTCTTGGAGTGTCGCGGCTTCCCACACACCACACATTTCGTGTCGTATCGGATGGGCCGTAGCGGAAGTTGCGTCACGCCGCCCGTCCTTTCTCCGCCAGCCAGTCACTCGGCGGGATCAGCTCGTACCCCTCTTGCGCCGCCAACACCACGGTCATCTCGATCAACTTCGAGAAGTCCCGCTTGGACAGCTCCCGCGTGGACGGCTTCCGGGGCACCCGGTGAATCTCGCCCGTCGTGAAGTCCTCGAACTCGATCCAGCCGAAGATGCGCCCGAGGAAGTACGTTTTGAGCGCCGCCACGGGCCACTGGCGGGCTTTTGCCAGCGGGGCGATCATCGCATGGTAGCCACGGTTCTGCGGGTGCGTGCGGTCCTCGTGGGCGTCCTCGGTGAGTTCACAGCCGCACGAAGTGCAGACCGCTACTTCCATCGACGCGCCGCCAGTCCCCGCTCAAACTCGGGATAGCCGTCCCACACGTTCGACTGCTCCAGATACCACGCGGGCGGCTCGTCATCGTCCCAGCACGCCGCGCAATACGCCACGCCCTCGTCATCCAGGCGGGCGACGGGACGCGCGCAGAAGTCGCACGTGTCCACGCCGCACAGCCCGCAGTCGCACTCGTCGCCGCACATGATCAGAAGGCGATGTCGTCGTCGCTGATGCGCGAGTAGCTGGGCGGGGCGCTGGGCGTGCCCATCTCGCGAGGCTTCGACTTCATGACGCGCCACGCCGGGGACTTGTCGCTCTTGCGATCCACGGGGAAGCACACCACCTTGACGCCGTTGATCTCGCCGGTCAGATACGGCCCCTTGCTGCCGTTCTTCTCCCACAGTGCGCCGAGTTCGTCCGGGTTCTTCTCGAATGCCATTACACAGCCTCCATGACTGACCAGCCGCGCAGGCTGGATTCTTCCAAGTCCACCTCGGACAGGAACCTACGTACCGCCACGTCATAGGCGGCGATGTCGATGTCCTCTCGACGCACCCGCACGATGTGCGATTGCAGGCGTTCGGGGAAATTGGGGTTGTACGACATAAAGTCGCACCACTCCGCGTCCGTCAGCCACAGCGCATGCGTGATCTGCCGGAGATACTTGGTCGGCACCTTGCCGGTCCGCATGTAGCCAAAGTGCGTGGCGTCGTCTGGTGCCTTTATCTCAACGAGCCCGTCGAAGTCGCCAACATGCCCGTCCAGTGAACAGCCCGCCATGAGCGTGTCGTGCTGAAGGAATCCAGTGCGGACCAACAGCTCGCCGCGCATCGCCTCATACTTCAGGTAGGCGTCGGGCTCGCGCTCCACGCCGTCTTCCATCGCGTCCGTGAAGACGTGGCGTTCCTGCACGCGGCCGGTCACGCGCTCCAGCACCAACTGAACCATCAGGTTCTTCCGGCTGGCCGACTCTGCGCCGTTGCGTCCTGTCGCTAGCATGTCGTTGGCGCGCGAGCCAGTCAGCCGACCGAGACGGGCAAGCTTCCACGCCTCAGAACGCTGCGGCGCATCGATGACGGTGAAGCTCACGCGGCCACCTTGGCGGCGCGGGCCTTGATGGCTTCCCACGTCTCCTTCGGGATGAACGCGCGGAACTCGGCCGGGCTCGCGGCCCACGTCTGCTTCAGCGTCTCCGTGCCCTCGTCGGCCGTGGCGGTGATGTTGTCCAGCCAGTCCTGATAGCCGTCAGGCGCGGCCTTCGCTACCTCGTGGGTCGTCGCATCGGCGTCGTTGTCGCCCTCGGTCGGGATGCAGAACGCCTGGAACGCGGCGTACTTGTAGGCGGCAGACATGGCCTTGTTCGTGGCCTTGTCGCCGGAGTCCATCGCTTCCCCGAACGTGCGGATGGTGTGCTTGCTCCCGTCCTCCGCCGCGACGAAATCGAACTCGGCTTCCACGATGACGTAGAACAGCGCCCCGCCGCTCTTGTTCTGGCGCTCGGTGACGGTGCGACTCACCATGCGAGGCAGGATGACCAGCCCGTGGCGCACCAATGACGGGGCCAGCGCGTTGAACACGTCGTCGATGCCACGGAACTTGAAGCCCTGCTGCTTGTTCTCGCGGCCCTTGGAGATGCCCTGCGTGGACATGTCCTTGGCCACGTTGGCGATGACCTGATAGACCTTCATGCGATCCCCTCCCGATTCAACGCCCGCGCCAGCGCGGCGGCAAGCTGCATCTCCACTTCCACCGAACACTCCACGCAGAACGTGTCCACGTCCTTCCCGTGGAGGCAGTAGATCGGCCCGTCCGCGTCCTGCGGGCAGTCGCAGTCCTCTTGCCGGCACTGCGGGCAGATGGGCGTGTCGTCGATGTGCGGGGTCACAGCGTCACCATCGCGCGCACCAGCACGCCAATCGCCTCCAGTGAGTCTCGGTCGATGTCGCCCGGCGCGGCGTGCATCGTCTTGTCGAGATAGCGGATCGCATGGATGATCCACTGACGCGGGCTGTAGCTGTCGTGATACATGGCTAGTCCTCGTTGGGTTTGGGGTCATGTCTCCCTCCATGTGTTCGGGCACCAACGCAATCAGGGACGGGCCGGACTCGAACCGGCCTATTGCGGCCGCAATTCTCCATTCGCCCCTGACTGCGTTCGTGCTCGAACTTGCCCCGAATCCGCCACGGCTCGGGACCACACCGCTCTTCTCTCGCAGCTCACGCCTGTGAGCCATCGTCGGCGGTTGGCGCAGGCGCGGCCCCGTGACGGCACGCCCGCCCCAATCTCAGTACCCCGCGTACCACTCGCTGGCGGCTTTCAGCACCACCAGCGCGGCCATCAGCACCGCCACCATCGCGGGCCGCTCCCACCAGCCAGGCATCGGCTCCGGCTCGTCGCCATGCCAGACGATCACGACAGCACCTCATTGATGACCCAGATGATCGACATGGCCGCACTAGAGCCATCCTTGACGAGCGCATACTTCAACAGGAGCACTTCGTCTTTACTCAGCGTCAGCACGTACTCCACGGGCGGCTTCGGCTGCGGAATCTCTCGCTTCTCACACTTGGCCATCTCGTCCCCCTACTGCGATTGCCGGTACACCAGCCGCAGCGCGCGCTGGATCGCATACAGATTCGCGCTGTGCGCGGGTTCCCAGTCCAGTTCAAGGTGCGCCATCAGCGATGCCGCCTCACGCTCGCTCAGCGTGAGCACGTACGTAGCCGGCGGCGTCGGCGGCGGCGTTTCGGTCTTGCGTTCACAGGTCGCCATTGCTCATCCCTCCCTACTGAAGAAACCGCCACGCCAGCGCCGCGCCCTTGAAGAACAGGTAGAGCGCCAATAGGTCCGCGCTGAGAATGCACACCCACCCCGCCATCACCGCCCAATCGATGCGCGTCATGCTGCCCTCCCTACGCGGTGGCCTTCTTCGGCCGCCCACCCTTCGCCCCGTTCTTCCGGCTGGCTTCGGCACGCTTGGGACTCTTGGTGGACCCCGCCCGCCGCGCCATCTCACTCACGATTGCCCGCGCGAGCGCGACTTGCTCGTCCGTGGGCTCGATGCGCTTGACCATGTTCGGTATCCTAGCGCGATAGGCCCCGATGCGCAAGCACTATTTTTCGCGTTTTCAGGCCAGAAAACACGTGACTATTTAATATTGCGTAATGGGGCGTTCGTGATTCGTGAATCTGGAATGGATTGACGGCCGCTAGTCGATCAACTCGTCGGCTGGGAACCGGCGATAGTCGGCTCGTCGCGCGTAGGCGCACCAGAGCGTGGCGTACATCGCCAGATCCTTGCGCGTGTCGTCGATGCTCTCGTTGTTCGGCGTCTTGCCGGCGCTCACGAGTTCGCGGAGCCGCGCCAGCTTGACGCCGATCAACGTCGCGAATACGGCATCTTCCCCCGTGAAGCCTGCGGCCACCTGGGCGGCCTGCTCGAAGTTGGAGAAGGGATTCCCCGACTGCGCGTAGTCGGCATTCTTGGAGTCGTGGAGCTGGGCCATTTCGGCCAGCAGATCGCTAAACGCTGGGTTCCGCATCGCTCCTCCTACGTGTCCACCATCACGGGCGCGGTCATCTTCTTCGCCACCTTGCGGTACGCCCGGTACCAGTTCCGCCGCTCCGTGGCGGACATGGCCGACACTAACTGATGGGCCGTCAGGCTCACGCGCTTTTCGCCCCAGCGCGGATACCGACGGTGGAGTAACTCGTGCAGCAGCGTGTCCACGACGTTCGGGGACGGGTCCACGTAGACGTTCCCGGAACCTGGCTCATACAGCCCTTCCACCAGTTCGCCGTCGCTCTGGATCTCGGCCTGATAAACGCGCCCGCGGCTCAGTTCATCGCGCAGTTCCGCCATGAGCCGATTGAACGTCTCGGCCTTGATGGTTCGCACCTAGGCCGCCTTCAGCACGGGATCGAGCCAGTGGAAGCGCACCGTGGACAAGTCCGTCACGCCGTCCACCTGTTCCAGTGTCACGTACCCGAGCCGCTGGCCACGCCCGGCCACCTTCGCATCCAACTGGTAGCCATGCACGGCACACATGCAGCCCTGCTCCACCAGCACCTTCCCTGAGCGCCACGGGAACATCCCGAGCGCGTGCGTGTGCGCCTGCACCAGCACTGACCACGGTTCCAGACCGATGATGTCGTGCTGGTCGCTCAGCCACTCTTCAATGCCCCGTAGCGCCGCCCCAGGCACCCGCGAATACTTCTCGGCGTGCGTGACGATCAGATCGCCCTCTTGCGCGCACCACGCGAGCGAGTGCCGCCCCACCTTGATCGGGGCGAACCGGATATTCCCGTAGCCCTTGCGCTTGATCAGCGCGCGAATGGCCGAGAACTCCCCGCCGCTCAGATACTCGATGACGTGGACCATCTCCAGCGGCAGCAGCGACCGCAGCGCCTTCTCAAAGCGCGGCCGGTCGTGGTTACCGTCCACCAACAGCACGTCGGGATACTGCGCCGCGAAGGCCGAGAGCAGCGTGTCCACCGCCGCCATCTCGCGCTCCCACGAAACTTGCTCGTACTTCGTGAACCGAGACACGCTGTAGCTGTCTTGCAAGTCCCCGTTGATGATCAGCTGGTCGTAGCCCTTGGTGGCCTCCAGCATGGCCGCGACCGCATCGGGGCGGTGAAACGGCGCATGGAAGTCCGAGGCGACGACGATCCGGCGGCGCTTCTTGCTGGTGTACTTGGGGGGCTTGGGCTGTGGGCGGGTGCGGCCGATGGCTTTGTTCAGCGCCTCCCAACACTCATCGGCCGTTTGCGGGAGGCGTGGGGCGTCTGGCGGCTCTGGTCGGCGCGTCACCGCGGCCGAACGCCGCAGCGCCGCAATCTCGTCCTCCGTGATCAGCCCGCTTTCTACGCAGTTCCTGACGCGGCTGGTGAATGTGGGTGCTTTCACGCCCGCCGCTTTCGCGGCTGCCAACACGTTGCCGCCGTGATGCCGCAGCGTGGCGACGGTCTCGGTCAGGACCGCCGGGTCTAGGGCTCTTGTCGCCATCGTCGCTCCGCGAGCACGTCACAGCCCCCCAGGTATTCCGGGTGCAGCGGCCCACAAAGGGGCCGGGCTGGCCGCATTATTGTGGCACAGGCCAGCGCAAAAAGAAGCAACAGCCCGGCCACCACCCAGCGCATCAGCCCTCCATGAGCCGCGCCAGCCGTTCCGCCCGCGCCCCGACCTGCCGCGCCCACTTGCTCGCCCGCATGCCTGCCGCCGCCGCCTTGTAGTTCCCCCGCGCCATGTAGGCCAGCGTGTTGCGGAACCCCAAGAGGACCGGCAGGCCCATGTTGAAGCACATATTGGCCAGCACGCGCTGACGCGCAGGTGTCATCTCGCGCCACCACGGGAGCGCCCGGTCCAGATCGGCCACCACGAGATCGATGTCTCGCTGTAAGAGGTAGTGCGCCTCTTCCAGAGAAATCCCGCGATCGGTTAAGTTCCTGCCGATCCCCACCGTGAGCTTGCCGACCGTATCGGTATAGGGGAACAACTCGCAGCCCTCGTCCCGCTCCAGATCGGCCACGAGTTGCGCACGGTCTGCGGTCGTCATGCGATGCGATACACAATCCACGCGATCACGGGCACACCAAGGGCATAGGCCCATTGCAAGACCGCGATGTCGCGTTCCGCCGCGTTCATGCGGCCGTTGGTTTTCGTCGTCTGCTCGTGAATGGCATCCAGCTTTTCACGGATATAGAGCAAGTGGATGTCCTGCGGCGTTTCACTCACGACCCGACTCCCGATACATCTCTTCCAGAATCCGCACAATCTGCGCGGCCTTGTCCCCGGCCATATCCGCCCCGATGGCGGCGGCCGAGCCGATGCGTGGCGACATCAAGAGCCGCGCCAGAATGCCAGCCGTCGCGCCCTTTTTCTCGTCGCCAGCCGCCAATCCAGTGCCCGTGCCGATCCCTGCAGCGATCATCTCCCGCGGGCCGATCGCCAGATTGTTCGCCGTGCGCTTCACACCCTGCTTAAGCGCCGTCGTCTCGCCCGCTAGCCGCCGCGTCTGGGCATTGAGTGGACCCACGCCGGAGACTTCCTCGATGCGCTCCCGCATGGCCCTTCGCGTAGCGTCGTTGAGGAGATCATCGGCGCTCAACTGCGAGGCACTGCCCCGCTGCACGGCCCGCTGCGCCCCGTCCGATGCGCGATCCAGTGACCGCTTGACCGTGTTCGCGGTCTGAAGATCCAGCCCCACGCCGGTATCGGCCGTCATCTCAGCGCGCAGTCGCCGCATCCGCTTGGCGACCTTGGCCGTGTCGTCGGCCTGCCCGCCCAGCGCCCGCTTCCGCAGCTCGTCTTCCACCTCGCCAAAGTACTTGGTGGCATCCTTCGGCGTGATGTAGGGAGCCGCGTCAGACGTGCTGCTAATCAGCTCGTCCGCAGCGGCCTTGGACGCCTTCATAGCCTCGGCCGACTTGCGCGCGCCGCCCGGCGTGATAAGACGTCGGTTCTCAATCAGCCCCGGCACCACGTCGCCATACTTGGCGACAACCGAGTCCCGTGGCTTCAGAAGGCCACGGTAAAGCGCCGCCCCGCCCTTCTTGATGTAGTGCCCGGCGACTCGGCCAGTGGCCTCGGTGGCCCCCTGAATGGCCCCTTCCGTGGCCACGCCCTTCAGTGTGTCGCCCACAGTCTCTTGTGCGGCTTCCGGTCGCTTGCCGCGCAGTCCCTGAATCGTGCGCCGCCAGCCCTCGCCACCAGCGCCGCCAATCGCTGCGCCCGTCACCGCGCCGGGAGGGCCACCGACGGCACCCACGATGCCGCCAATCGCGCCACCAATGGCCGGCAGGGCGTCCACGGCAGTGTCCTTCCATGTCCGATCCGCACTCAACGCCTCGTTCATGCGCGCGGACAGCCACGTGTTGAATTCCTGCTCGGACAAGCCCTCGGGGGCCTGCGCGATCAGCTGCTCTTCCAGTTTGGCAATCTGGTCGTCCGTGGGCATGGGCTACTTCCGGCCGCGACGGCGCAGATAGGCTTCGTACGGCGATTCCGCAGTCGGCGTCGGCTCGTGCGAGACGGACGGCGTGGGCGCTCCGCCGCCATTCGCGCGGCTCATGACTTCGATCAGCCGCGTCAGTTCCGCCTCGGCCGCCGGATCAGACATGTTGCCCGACAGCGACGAACTGGCCTGCTGCAACAGCCGCATATCCGAGTCCGACAGCACGCCTTTCATCTTGTCGGTGTTCTCCAGCGTCAGCATGGCCTTGAGCGAATTGAACAGGGTTTCGGCATCCGCCGTGCCCTGCCGCATCGTGGGGAGCTTGGAATCCAGCACGCCAAACACGTTCTTGCGGCTCGGATGGTTCTTGAGCGCCGTGGCGATGCGGACCACCTCCGCCGCCGTCTTGTCGCCACCGGGAGGCGTCGTCGCCGCGCCGGCACTCTTCGCCGTGGGCGCGGGCCGATACTTCGCTTCGGCGGCGGCGCGGGCCTCCGCTTCACGACGCACCTGCTCCACCCTGGTGTCAGCCTCGGCTTTCACCTGCTCCGGAGTTTTCAGGTCGTCCATGCTCAGTTTGCCGCCGAGCTGCTGGATCGTGCGCTGCTGGGGCGTCAGCGCTTCCAGAATCTTCTGGATCGCCGCGTCCTTGTCCATCTGGTCTTCTTCGCCCTGTAGGCGCGTCAGACGGGCATCCATGCGGTCGTTGTTCGCCCGCAGCCCCTCGATGGACTCTTGCTCAATGTCCTGCTGACGGGCATCCTGTTCGGCAGCGAAGCGAGTTTTGTCGAACGCCAGACGCTCGGACGCCTGCGTCTCGCGCGCCTTGTTGGAGCGCGCCTCTTCCGCCTGCCGCTCTTTCAGCAGCTGACGGGTGAGCAGTTCCTCCAGCGCAGAGGCTGCGCCGTCAGCAACATTCCCAGAGAGTGAGAAGCCCATTACATGCCGCTCCCGCCGCCCGCCGCGCCACCCGCACCAGCGCCGCCAGCCATGCTGCTATACGCCCCAACACCAGACCCGAGAATCCCCAACAGGCTCAGAATCGTCTCGACCTTCCCCGCGTTCTGGTACTGCGTGGGCGTCGGATTCTTCGTCAGCTGCGACGTGGCGTCCGTGTAGGCGGGCACGTCGGAGCCAGTTTGAATTGCCTTGGTCGCCTGCGCCGACAGATCGCGGCCAGCCGTCCGCGCGCCGGAGAGCAGCGACGACAGGTCAATGCCGCCACTGCCCATCCGCACCCCCGGCGGCGGCTGATACTTGGCGGTCTGCGCGTTGGCCATGAGCGACCCCAGCAGCGCCTGTTTCGCCCGAGCGTTTGGCGCGTTGACGCCCAGCTGTGCGCGGTCCTGTTTCGCGCGCTCGTTCTGACCTAGCGCGTTGAGCAGCGCCGTCATATCGGCGGTGTTGCCCTGCTGCGCCAGCCGGTCCCGCTCCAGCGTGTACTGGTTCTTTTTGGCGCGTTCGTCGGCTGCGCCCTTCGCGGCGCGGCTCGCCATGTAGCCCGCCGCCGCAATCGCAAGAAGTGGAATCGGCATTAGACCTGTCCTCCCGCGCCGAGAATCGCGTTGAGCAATCCGAGATTGCCCTGCTGGCCAAGCTGCGCGTAGCCCAGCCCCAGCGCGTCCTTCGACCGCTGATCACCCATGAGCGCCTGCAACAGCCCGAGGTTCAGCTGACCTTTGCCCAACTGGCCGCGGAGCTGAATGTCCATCGTGCCGAGCTTTTCCTGGAGCGCCCGCGCCTGCGCCTGATTGCCCGACTGCAGCGCCATGTTCAGCGCGTTCTGCACCCGTTCGCGCTGGCCAGCCAGTTCCTGCGTCATCAGCTGCGATTCAAAGTTCACGGCCCGGTCGCCCGCGCCACGTTCCGCCGCCGCGATGTCTGCGTTGTAGCCGCCCGCGCCCAGCTGGTTGCCCGCCGCGCCACGTTCCGCCGCCGCCATGCGCTCGCGCGTGCGGGCCTGTTCGTTCTGGCGGTTAAACGCGTCCTTCTGCGCGCGGATCGCCGGGTTGTTCATGTCCACCTTGGACATGGCATCCGTGCTGCCCGTCGTCAACAGCTTCTGAAGTTCCTGTTGCGCAAGGTCATCGGTCTTGATGCCGGGCGTCTGAGGCGTGGGCGTCGTGCCGCCACCCGCCGCACCAAACGGGTTCTTGATGTCCCCCGTGTAGGAGCCGATGCCCTGCGTGGCCTTGTCGATCATCCCCTGATTGATCTGCCCGCCGGGGCTGTAGCCCGCGTAGCCCTGTAGCGCGGTCGCCTCTTCGGCCGTCATCGCGCGCCCGAACTTCGTCTGGAACTGGTTCTGGAGATTGCCCCAGACCTGATTCGGGTCCATCGCGCCAGGCGTGCCCGGAGGCTGCACCGGCGTCCCATCCAGCCCACCGCCGGCTGGCGGCTGCTGTGGCTGCACGGGAGACGCATCGAGGCCGCCACCCACCGGCTGCACGGCGCTCTTGTCCAGCGCACCCACGCCGCCGGGAGGATTCGGGCCACCGCCACCGACAGGGGGATTGGGACCACCGCCGCCGAGCATATCCAGCGGGTTGAGTTCTTTGGGCTTCTCGTCGCCCAGTGCGGCAAACGGATTGGCAGGCATTAGGGCTGGCCTCCGGTCAACTGCGCGTCCATCTCCCCGCTCAGAATCTTCTGAATCAGGGCCTGCGTTTCAGCGTCCTGCCCGCCCATCAGGCCCGCCAACTGCGCCTCGATGTCCGAGGACGGATTGCCGCCCATCAGGTCCACGTTGGCGCTACCGCCGCCCCCGCCGCCGTCCTGCGTGCCCCACTGCCAGCCCTGTCCCGCCCCGCCCGCCTGCGCGGCGCGGATCACGTCCACGGGCGGATCGCCGCCGGGGCCGTCGAAGTCGATCTGGTCCTGATTGGGGTGGTCGATCATCACCGCATCAGGGAACATCGCCATGAAGTCCGGATCAGCCATGAGGGCCTTGGCCGCGCCGGGCTGCGTCGGATCGTAGCGGCTGGCGATCTTGCCAAACGAGTTCTTGAGCGTGTTGCTCCCGCGCTCGTTGCTGCCCCACGCGCCGGTATTGAAGCCCTCCAGCGCCCCCATGTAGTCGCCGGTCTTCAGCCCGCCCGCGCCTTCGATGTCGGTGTAGCCTTCGGCCTTCGACTTCTTGAACGCCGCCCCCTTCGTGGCATCCACGGGAGCGCCCATATCCTTGCCGCCAGCCACGCCGGTATTGGGGTTGGTCTTCAGGCCCTCGTTGATGCCCTGCCCGGTCGTCGCGCCGCCCGCGGCGATCTCGGGCATAACCGCGCCCCCGAGGGCTTCCGCGCCAGGCATCTGCTGGGGATTGAGCTGTTCTTCGAGCTGCTTTTGCAGGTCTTCGTTTTCGTACGCCATTTACTGCACCCGGATGGCGAGATAGCCCGCCGTGGACGTGTTATCGCTCGTGGTCAGCGTCCAGTTGCCCGACCCGAGTTTGTAAAGCCGGATAAACGTGTCGCCCGCGAGGGTTCCGGCGAACCCCACGCCCTCGGTGCCTGCATCGCTGTACCAGTGCGGATTCACGGAATCGGCCGCCGCGATGAAGCCGGCGGGAAACGACAGCCGCAGTTCGTTGCTCGCCGTGCCGCCAACATCCGACCCCGAGATGCGCCAGCGAATCTCCAGCGTGTCGTCAATCAGCCGGTACTCGTAGAGCTTCTGGTCTGCCTGCTCCACGCTCCACGTCATCGCACTTGCGCCCGTGAACGTGAAGCCGGAGTAGTCGAGGGTGTTCCACGGGAAACGGTGCCGCCCCGTCTCGCGGTGTTCGACGTTCCACCCGGTCGCCACGGAGCGCGCGAGATCGGCCACACCCTGCGCGATGTCGCGGAGCGTGCGGAACGGCGGAAGCGCGGTGTTGAGCTTCACGCGACCTCCTGCGTGCGGAACGGAATGTCCACACGGACAATCGCGTCCGTGCGGTCGGTCTGCTGGACAATCACTGTCGTGGCGCTCACGGTCACGCGCAGGGCTGACGTGTCAGCAATGGCGCTGCCTTCGAGCTTGACGCGGTGTAGCACCTTGTCGTCAGCTGACACTGTGGGGGCCGAGACGGTCGCCAACGCCAACAGGTTCGGCCCATACGGGCACTGCAACGCCACAGACGCCGCGACACTCTTGTGTTTCCACAGGTAGGCGTCTTGCGTGCTCAAGTTCTTCACCGGGTCCGCAATCACGTCTCCGGTCGTAATCTGCGCTGTGTTGTAGTCTCTCCCGTCATCTTGCGTCTCCAACGAGTCGAACGCGAAGATTACTGGGCTCGATGACACCCCGTTGTTCTGTTTCCCTCCGAAGTAGACGCGCCCGCCGAACGTGGCCATTGTCTTGATGCTGGCCTGCGCGACACCGCCGGTACCTGGGTTGCCATACTCAAACTGGTGCAGCGCCCATCCGCCGCGCAGTACGCCTCCCACAGATCCCGAAAGCGATGGGGTGAAGACGCGCGCGGCTCCTGAGTTGGCCGAGCCGAACATGACGCGCCGATAGAACGGATCGAAGTGGCACGCCGACCAATACGACGGAGACTGCAACAGCGTGCCAACCGTGTCGGTGGCGTCCACCCAATCAGACCCAAGGTATTCCGCCCCGTTGTTCGGGCTGTAGCGATACGGCCCGTCCTTCGCCATGAAGTAGATCGCCGAGCCGGTCTGCGTGTCCGACGTGGTGATCAGGTACTGCGCACTCGCTCCGGAGCCCGACAGCACGCGATCCGCGCGAATCGGCTTGTCCGTGTTGCCCGTGTCTGACAGCCGCCACGCGGACATTTCCGTGAAGGCGTAGATGGACCCGTCCATCGTGGACGCCAGCCCCGTGATGCTGCTGCCGTCGTCGTTGTCCAGATCCACCCAATACCGGCTGACGCTGGTCTGGGTGATGCTCTCGTCGTCGCCCTCGTCCGTGGCCCCCAAGGGGCGCGTGAACCACACCCGTCGGTTGTTGACGGCGGTCTGCGTGCTCGTGGCGGTCGTCTCATACGATCCCGCCATGAAAATGCGCTCGCCGTTCGTCGCCAGGAATTTCGCCGAGGGCGGCGGAATGAACAGGCCTGGCTCTGGGGCCGTCACGCCGTTATATTCGTTGTAGAACTGCGGCAGCGTCACGTCGTCAAACGTGGTCGTCGCCACGGCCAGATCGCCCGTGATCTGATAAAACGTCACGTTGTCCTGTGACCCATAGATGCGCCAGTGCGTGGCACTATCGATGGTCGTGGGCTTCGTGACGCGCGCCGCGGTGCCCGTGCCCGAGGGCGTGAACGAGACGGACGGGGACAGTTCCGACGAAGCGTGAATCGGCGTGGAATTGTCTCCTGGGTCGCGGTGGATCACCATCTGGACCTTGTAATACCGCAGCGTGGCGGCATAGGTGCCCGCGCCCGTGTTCCCCACCGTCGCCGCCGCTGGCGTATCCAATCCCACCCGGCGCACCGCGGGCGACGTGGACAGCGAGTCGTACACGTGCAGCCGGTTCACGGTCCCGTTGAACGCGATGAACACTTTGCCGCCGTAGGCGACACAGTGCGGTGTGTCCGCGCTGGTAAAGTCTCCACCGAGCGACACCGACGACCACGACGAGCCGTTCCAGTAGTAGCCGGTTCCCGTGCCCGACACGAACGCCCACAGCCGCCCGTTCGTGTTGTCCGCAAACAGGTACGTAATCTCCGCTGCGGGGCCGCTCGTCAGGCTAATAGAACTCGTGCCCGCCCGTGGCCGCAGAAACTCCGTGGCGCTCAGGTCCACGTTGATCGCGGACACGGCGTAGCCCTCGGGGATGGCCGTGGGGTGCATCGTCTCGATGGCTCCGAGACAGCGCGTGAGCGAGAGCGTGGGCATCAGCGGTACAGGATGTTGACCGACACCTCGTTGGCCCCCGGCGCACCCGTATCCGCGTCGGCAATGCCCGTGGTGGCGGCGGCACAAATCGCCGTCGTAAACGCAATCCCGCCCTGCGGGATCGGAATGCTGCCCGTGATGTCCGACCCGCCCGCCGTGCCCGGTAAGCCAATCGTGAGCAGGGGCGTCGTGCTCCCCACCGTCACACTCGCCGCCGTGGCGTTGTAGAGCTTCAGCCAGCGCGTGGAGCTGGACGTATTCGTGAAGATGATCCCGTAGACCGTCCCGGCCGAGCCCTTGACTTCCTCTTCACTCTCGTCCAGATCCAGGCTGCGGAATGTCGAATGCCCGCCTGTGGCCGCGCCCGTGGGACGCACCGGCAGGGGCTGCGACTGGTTGACGACGCCGACCGTATTGGTCGCTTCGTCGGTCTCGAACAGCACGACGCCGCCGGTCAGCGTGGCGTCGGTATTGCCCTCGGTGTACTCCGTGCCGCCGCCAGACCCGCCGCCGAACGTAACTTCATTGCCATCGCTATCGACGGCGATGATGTGCTGCGGAATCTTGTCGCCCGCCGCCTGTGAGGACGCGGGGAGATTCGCGAGACGTTCCGTGCTAGCCATGCGTCGTCATCTCGAAGCGGTGCCGACCATCGGCGTCGAGCCCGACATAGCGATACGTCTCCGACCGCCACGGGCCATGCTGGCGCTCAATCTTCGGCGGCAGATACGCCATCGTCCGCACGCTCTCTTCCGCGCCATTTCGCACCAGCACACACAGGAACCGATCCCGCTCCGTCACGGGGCTGGGCGGGTCCGGCGCGGGTTCTGGCTCTGGGGCCGGTTCCGGCTCTGGTTCCGGCGGCGGCGGCGCGATGATCACCGGCTCCGGCGCGGGCACCACGACGGGCACCTCCACAACTACGCTGCCGCGATACGTCGCGAGCAGGATCGCGCCGACAATGACGCCGCCGAAGAACGCTGCGAGGATGGCGAGTGTGACCATCACGACCCCGCCGGAAAATTGGGACCAAGGCGCGACCGCCCCATCCCCATGCGCGTCGTCAGGTCAGAATGGCCCGTCTCCGCCAGCCAATACATCAGGTCACGTTTCCGGCTCTCAAACTGCTGCGAGGCAATCGTGAGCCGCGCATCGTCCAATTTCTCGTATTCGCGCACCCTCGCGCCGAGCACGAGCAGATCGTGGAAATCCGCTGGGAGCCGGGGTTCATCGTTGTCCTGCGCCAGATCGGTGATCCCGACCACGATGTCTGCGGTGTAGGTCACGACCGAGGATGGCGTGGGGTAGAGGTAGAGCGAACAATATCGCTGCGAGGTCTGCCCGATGCCGATCCGCGCCAGTTCCGTCCCCGATCCGCTGTCCTCGTGGAGTGTCACGGTACCAACCGCCGCCGACGACAGATAGACCTTGGTGACGCGCACCCAATCAGACACGGCCGATGACAGATTAACGGCTGTGGTTCCTGTCATACTCACCGACACCGCCCGCGGATACCCGCCGCTCGTCTCGCCTTCGAGGTAGCAGGTATTCGTATCGCTGGCGCTGGTGGACTTGACAAACAGCGACGAGGCGTCGGAGGGCTGCACGGCGACGGGCGTATAGCCCGCCCACACCCAGCAATCCGCCGTCCCCGTCGTGCTGGCTGGATCAGGATCAATCGCCCGGTAGTCCGAGAGCGTCATCGGCTGCAACAGCCGATCATTCGTCGTCTCGAACACCCGGTTGATCTTGGGCACCCACGGCAGCGCATACCGCGCCTGATTCGCCACCGAGGCGAACGTCAGCGTGTCGTCGCGCAGCCGCTGGATACCGGGGAGTGACAGCACCTCCCGATAGGCTTCGTTCAGGAAGCCCACCAGTCGATTTTTCGTCGCAGTGTCCGGCGTCTCGCTCTTGTTGAGCCGCCGGTAGAGCGACGTAAGCAACTCCCCGCGCGTCATCTAGGCCACCGTCAGCAGCTGCCGACGAATGCTCTTCAGATCCGGCACCGCGTTCTTGTGCTCCTTCTGGTACATCTGCGCCGGGAAGGCGAGGATGCGCCGGAACGGCTGGCCCTGCGCGTCGGCCTGATCCACGACATGCAGCATCGTTTTCACGCCATCCAGGCGTTCAATCTCGTAGTCGCCCGGCGTCAGCGCGTTGATCGTCTCGATTTCATCGTCGCGGAGCTGCGACGGGTCGAACTTCTCGCGCGGGTTCGCCTTGCGCTCTTCGTGATTCCACGAGCCCCGCCACGTCTCCCGCGCCAGTTCCGGCCGGGGCTTGTCCTTCCCCTCGGGGTGATAATGCGACCGCCCGTGGTACTCGGCGTCGGTGTTCTCGGGAATCGGCTTGCGGTTGTCCCGCAGCGCCTGCGCGATCACGTCGGCCGACTGCGCGCCCTGCTGCTGCATCGCCACCGCGACCGCCGCGGCGATCTGCGCGATCAGGTTCGGGTCCACGCCCGCCACCAGGGATGGACTGTCTGCCACCGGCTCCGGCCGCACGTCAACGCTATCCACCTGCTGCACGTCCACGTCTCCCCCCTCCAGTTCCTGCCGCATCAGCGCTTTCCGCTGTTCTCGGTTCATTCGCATACGTTCTCCTCGTCAGAACAGAGCACGGGGAGCGGGCGGAGCGAGGCACCCGCCCCCCGGCCCCGTGTCCACGGCATCACGCCGCAGACACGCTCATTACGCGCCCGTCGCGTCGTTCACGAACGGGTACGCCAGCTGCACGGTCGCCAGCGCCGCAGCGCCAGCCGTGGCCCCCCGCGACATCGCGCCGATGATTTCGTCACCAGCGGCGCGGCCGTCACCGGCGTAGCCATCAGTCGTCTCGCGGCCGATCGAGGCGTTGTCCGCGCAGTTCGCGGCCAGCAGCGCCTGGCAGGTGCCGAAGATGCAGTACCAGCCGTAGGTGCTGGCAACGGTCGCAGCCGTGGCGACCGCCACCGGCCCCTTGCCGTTGGCCACGATCAGCGCGGTCGCGCCGTTCTCGTCGTACGTCACCCATGAGCCGATGGCCGTCGAAGCCACGCCCTGCAGGTAAATGAACTCCGAGAAGCCGTCCGAGCCACGCGCACGAGTGCCCAGCGGCACCTTGGCGGTCGTATCCACCACGCCGGTGGCGACGTGGAAGCCCACTGGCGGGCCTGAAAGAAGAGCCATGTCTGTGTTGTCTCCTTGTGCTTAGGTGATCGAGGTGATCACGCCGAGGTGCCGGCGGTTGTTGGAAATCAGCTGGAGCTGCGTCTCCACCTTGAAGACCTTCAGCAGCTGGTTGGCCGGGTCCACGGGCTGGTAGCCCTTGAACCAGTAGCCCTCCTGATACGCCAGCATCAGGTTCTTGTTGTTCAGGGCATACATGCGCGAGTCGGCGCAGTCCTTATCCCAGAACACGTCGGCCGCGCCGAACTTGTACACGTCGCCCTTGAACGAGGCGTTGGCGGCCGGGTTCTCCTTGGTCGTGATGCGCTCGTTGGCGATCAGCAGCGACTCGTAGCCGTTGAACGTGGTCGAGCCCGTCACGTAGTACTCGGGGTAGCTGACGCCCTGACCACGCGCGCACGCCGTGCGGATCGTCCGCATGGCCGAACGCAGGTTGTCATACGCCGTCGAGGACTTCGCACCGCTGGTCTGCTGCGAGCGCCAGAAGGTGTACGTGCCGTAGTTGATGCCGCCGACCGTGCCCGACGAGGGCGAGTCCGGCACGAGATCCTGCAGCCCCAGCATCTCGTTGCCGCTGGCCGCGCCGAAGATCTCGCTGTTGATCAGCGAGCGCATCGACTTTTCGAGGTTGTCGAGCTTGGCGACTTCCAGATCGAACTTCGCGTTGTCGCCGCGATTCACCGCGTCCTCGAAGCTGGTCATCGGGACGGTGCCCGCGTACTGCTTCCACTGGAACTCGGCTTCGTCGAACAGCTCTTCCGCCGTGACGGGGAGCACCTGGGTCGGAGTGACCGCGCCCACCGTCGAGTTGAGGGCGTATTCCAGGGAGATGATGATCGACCGACCACCCGTGATCCCCTTGAACGCCTTGCCCTTGGTCATCCGGTCGAGCTGCGAGTACTCGTCCGTGATGTTGTCTTCGGGCTTGGTGCCGACCTTCGCCTGCCACGCCTGGG